TCCTGCGGGCCGAGCCGGTACTCGCGGAGGTAGTCCGCTTCGATCGCCCACCAGTAGCGGCGGACTGCGATCTCCGTGCGGCTCGGTTCGGCTGCGGGACCCCGAGGGCTTTTCCCTCTTCGCCTGCCCGAACGGCCTCCAGGGCCTGCGCGAACGTCATGTCGCGGCCGAAGGCGTGGGCGATGCCCCACGTGAGGATGGTTCGGAACTCGACGATGCCGAGGCCGGCGTCCTCCCACTCGTCGAACACACCCGACCCGAAGAGCAGGGAAACGAGCTCGATGATGTGCTCGTCTTCCTCCGAGTCTTGGAGCTCCTCGACCCGCCGCCGCAGCTTCATGGGCATGTCGCTCGGCACCGGAACCTCGACGCCGCGGATGGTGGTGGTCTCCGCGTGGGACACCTCGGCCCAGAAGTCGTCCCACGACTGCTCGGCCGGGATGGCCGTCTTGCGGGCCGTCACGGCTTGGCCGCGGTGGTCGACGGACCGGACCGGGTCACGGTGACTGCCCAGCCGACCTTGTCGTTGTTGCCGCCGCCCTGGTCGCCGAGCTGGAACGTCGCGTCGGTCCACACCTCCCAGGTCGAGTCACCGGGAGCGGCGAAGCGGAACCCGACCTGGCTGTCGTTGCCCAGGCGGGCGGCCTGCGCCTCAGCCAGCGCCATCGCCGCGTCCAGGGCGCCCGTGCTGGGGTCCTTCAGGCGGAAGCCCTCCAGCTGAAGGGACATACCCTCCTGCATGTTCTGGGTCTCCGCGCGGCCGTTGCTGCCGAAGGTCGTGGTGTCCGCCGCCTCGTACTCGAACGACCGGCTGAAGGTGTTGATGCCGCCGTCACCGGGGTTCTTGGCCGTCCGGAAGGCCACCCAGGTACCGGGGTTGAGGAAGTCCTCGATCTCGAATTCGCAGTCGCGGGCGTTGTATTTCGTGGGTGCCATGACGGGCCCTCCGGGCATGACGAGGAGCCCGCCGGCAGAGCCGTACGGGCTGAAGGGTGAAGTGGGTCAGGAGCGGTGGACGCTCGTCTCGCGGATCTCGAACTCGAAATTCACGACGTGCTCGAACCTGCGGTTGCCGTCGGCGCCGAGTGACTCCGGGGCTGCCTGGAGGGCGAGACCGGAGATCACGTTGGTGCCGTCCGGGAGGATGACCGGGCCCAAGCCATGGAGGTGGGAGCGAATCGCCTTCGCGCGGCGCCGGGACACCCGCGGATCAGTGGTCCCGCGGACCCGCACCTGTACGCGCGGCTGGTCGTAAGGCAGCAGGCTGTCCGGCTCGGGCCCGCCGTAGCAGGTCAGGACGACGCAGGTGTCGGGCGTGGACGGCATGGCCTCCATGAACAGGTCGCCGCCGGTCCCGTCCGCGACGTAGGTGACGAGGTCGTGCTCGTGCAGGTACAGGGCGAGGCCTTCGAGGAGGTCGGTCTCATCCACGCAGCCACCGCCTCAGGGACACGGCCATGAGCTGGAGTACGACCGGGCGTTCCGAGATCATGGGGTCCTCCAGGTACTTGGCCTTGCGCCCCGGTAGGTGCCTCCAATCCATCTCCTCGTGCTGCCTCTTCGCATACACGGTGTCGTACGAGATGGCCCCGTTCAGGCCGTCAACATGGACCTTCCCGGACTTCTGGAGGGTGCTCTCATCGAGCGGCACCTGCTCCTGGGAGACCTTGAGGACATGCTCCAGGCCCTTCTCCAGACCTTCGGAAGCGAGACGCCGGCCGCGGCCGGTCCACATTCGGTGACCGTTCCACTCGAAGCGCGTGTACTGCGTCATGTGAGGGTCACCTCCCGATGGTCCGGCGTCGGCAGCCCACCACCATCGCGCAGCGCGGACGTGATGACCGACGCGATCCGGCCCCAGGGGGTGGTGACTCGGGACTCGGGCGGGCAGGCCTGCGACGGGAGCAGGTACACCGTCGTGGAGGAGGTGACCTCCTCGCCCTGCCGGTTTCGGACCGTCCGGATCTTCTCCTCGACCAACGCGCGTACGGTCTCTGGCGGCCCGTACTGGGGCCCGTAGGCCGAGTCTCCGAGGTACGCCTCGATGGTCACCTCGTGTTGCAGCAGCATCCCAGGGATCACCACGTCGACACCGTCCCGACCTGAAGCCGATCGGGGGTCAGGTCCGGGCGGCGGAGTGCCTCCAGGGCGGCGGCCGCCGGCGCCCGACCGCCTACCGGCCCGCTGTTGCCGGATGAAGACCCAGGCCCGGACAGGCTGACTGAGCCGATCTTGACCGAGCCCCACATGCCGGCGGTGCCAAGCTCGTCGCCGGTCTCCGCCCACCACTGCACCTGCGCACTCACCGCGTCGGCGAAAGCCTCAGCCACGATGGCGTCGGTGGGCAGGCCGGTCGTGTCGTCAGCCGCGTACCAACAGAGGCGGAACAGAGCGGAGTCGAGAAACCTGCTCGCGCGGGCGAGGCGCGCCTCAATGTCCAGCGGCGCGGTTGCCCCGGTGTAGGCCTCGTACTGCTCCAAGGTGGCGTAGATGCGGGCCACGGGGCCACCTCCTACGCGCTGTTGCCGACGATGATCACGTCGTAGGTGACCGAGGTGGAGCCCGCGCTGTTGGTCACCTTGATGAGGTCGGCGGTCGTTGCCGTCACGACCATCCCGGTAGCGTCCGAGGTCCCGGACATCGCGGCGACGGTCATGTCTGGCCGGAGGGTGAGCGTTCCGGCGGCGTTGAGGAGCCCAACGAAGTCCGCTGATCCGTGTGCGCCGACCACGACGTTGTTGGTGTTCCCGGACGCCGCGTGGAACAGGATGAACTTCACCCGGGCGAAGGCGGTCGTCGTGCCGTACGCGTCGGTGAGCGCCCCGGCCAGGTCCAGGTTCTCTGTTGCGCTCGCCGCCAGTGTCCGGGTATCGGCGAAGATCCGGTCGGCCTTCCCGGCGCCGCTCCCCGTCTCCAGGTGGACGCCGTACTTCTTGCTCAGCAGGTCCGCTGCCGCGCTGAGATCGCTGTCCTTGGTGTTGCGCACGGTGGCGCTGATGCCGAAATCGCTGGTCACAGCCATTCCGGTCCCTCCTCAGGTTCTGCGGCCACCTCGTCGGCGGCCTCGTCGTCAGCGTCCTTGGCGTCGCCGGGGGCCTCCGGGAGTACATCGGCGGGCGCCGGGGCCTCCTCGATGAGCTCGACCGCGTAGCCGGGCTCGGCCCGAAACCAGGCCAGAGCCCGACGGTCCTTGTCGGCGTCGGCGACGGCGTGGCCATTGGCGAAACCGACGCCCTGCACACCGCCGGAGACGGGGAACGGCGCCGTAACGCGGTACCTCACGGCGGGCCGCAGCACGGGCGGCGGCTTGTCCATCAGCCCTGCCCGCCGTAAAGGTCGATGAGGTCGGTCTTGGTCAGAGCCTCGGCCTCGTCGGGGTCGGCGCCGTTGGTGACGGCCCAGCCGACCCACGCGGCCTTCGGAGCGGACTGCGCCGGGCGCTCGGTGGGCGGGCCGGGCGCCGAGGCGGCGGAGTCGTCCGCCTCGACGTACGGGCTGCCGTCCTCATTGACCCTGCGGAGAGACCCCTTGGCCAGCCGGTCTGCGATCGACTCGGGGAGCGGCAGGTCCATCGGATGGATCCCGCCGCCCTCCCCGCGCACGTAGATCGTCTCGGGCATGTCAGGTGTTCCTCGGGACCCGGAGGATGTCGATGGTGCCCGCGTAGCCAGTCTCGAAGTCGATGTGCATCGTGCCGTCGTTCTGGAGGAACCGGCCCGACTCGAACGGCCCGAAGTACCGGACACCGCTGGTGGCGGCGACCTCGACGGTCAGGTCGCCCTGGCCGGCCGCGAGCGCGGGCGGGTTGTCACCCGCGCGGACGATCAGGTCGTGCGCGGCGCCGTCGGTGTGGGTGGTGCGGATGATGGTCAGTTCGGGGACCGCGTTGGCAACGACGACGCCGTTGGTGACGAGGGTCGCGTCGACGGTCGTCGGGCCGGTGGCGCCGTTCAGGCTGCTGTTTGGCACCAGGGCGCGGTACGCGATGGAAGTGCGAGGCATGTCCAGGCTCCGATCAGGTCTTGGAAGCGACGAGGGTGGCGAGGTGGTCGGGGCGGATCACCTTGGCGCCGTACAGGTGCAGGCCCTTGACGGCGTCCGAGAACGAGGACTCGGGCCGGTATGCCTCGGTCTTGTTGATCTGCTCGGCGTAGGAGATCGCCTCGGGCACGCCGGCCTGCACGACGAAGTCGTCGCCGGTCGGGTTGGGGGCGACGTTGGACTGCGCCAGGTTGAAGCCGAGGGTGCGGCCGATGAAGCCGTTCCGCAGCGGCTCGGTGCTACCGGACGCGGACGCGTCGAGGAACCGGTTGTCCTCCAGCAGCAGCGAGTAGAACCAGGGCGGCGCGATGAGGTAGCGGCCCTCCTCGGGGATGTCCGCCTCGTCCATGCGCAGCTTCAGGAGCCGGATCTGCGTGTACGCCAGCGCGGCAGTGGTGACCGAGACGGTGCCGAGCTGGTTCGCGGCAGCGGTCTGGGTGTAGAGGCCCGCGACGTAGGAGTCGGCGACCTTCGCGAGCTGGTATGCGGCGCGGTTCATGGCGGTCGGCATAACGTTGCCCTTGGCCTGCCGGGCGTCGATGTCGTCGACCTTGAACGCGAAGTACTTGGACTGGTCGACGGTCAGGGTGCGCTGCGCGTCGGTCAGTTCCTCGGGGGTGATCGTCGTCGCGTTCGGTACGTACGTGCCGATCGTCGGGTCGGAGATCGACGTGATGCGGACGGTGTCGCCGGCCTCGGCGATCTCGCCCTCGTAGTCACGGTTGACGACGCCGGGCTGGGCGTAGACGAGCCGGGTCTTGAGCGCGACGAGCAGGCGCGCGCTCCAGATCTCCGGGCGGAAGCGGGTGATGGCCACGGTGGGCCCTCCTTAGTGGGGTCAGCCGCCCAGGAGGTTGCGGAGCAGGCCCTTGTCCTGGGCTGCCACGATCTCCTCAGCGGACATGCGCGAGAGGTCGTCCTCGGTCAGTTGCCGAGGTTCGTTGCCGCCTCCACCGGAGAGGTCAGCGCCACCGCGTGCCGGTCCAGCCGGGGCCGCGGCGAGGGAAGGGTTGGCGGCCGTTGCCGCCTTGGCCGCGGCCACCAGGGCCGCAGCGTCGTTGGGGTCGATGTCCCGGACGGAGTCCAGGAACGACACGGAGTCGCGGAGCGCGGCCGGGTTGGCGCCGTGCTCGGCTGCGGTCTCGTAGAGGGCGGCGCGCAGGAGCGCGGTGTGGCGCTCGGACTGCGCGGCGGTGAGGCTGGCCTGGAGGGCGTCCGCGTCGGGCTTGTCGCCGAGCTTGATCCCGGCGGCCTTGAGCTGGTCGATGAGCCCGTTGTAGCGGGTCTCCTGCGCGGTCTCGGACTCGCGGAGCTTGGTGCGCCAGCCCGCATTCTCCTTGCGGAGCTGGTCCACGTAGGCCGCGTCGTACATGCGCGGCGGATCGCTGGCGGGCGGGGTGCCGCCGTCACCGGCGGGCGCGCCGTCGCCGCTGCTGGAGGCGGAGCCGTCGCCGTCCCCTCCGTCGGCATAGAAGACCGGGGAGAAAGGGGTACGGCCGTAGGGGCGCGTCCAGCCGGGCGCGGGCGTACGAGCGGGTGTGCGCATGGGGTGCCCTCCTGGGGCGGTGGGGCCCGCACCGGGCGGGCCAAG